TGTGGGGGATGACCATCATGATGATGCAAATACTTCTCTATATGCATTAAATTACCATTAATGAAGGTAGCCTCATAATCATCATCAGCACTATTAAATAGTACAGTTCTACCATCGTCACTGACAGATTTTATGATGGGAGAAAAATAGCCTTTATTTAACAGTTGTTCATACCATGTCCCAGTAGATTTTTTCATTAAAGATAAACCAAGGGAATCTAATGTGGGAGTTGATGGGCCAGCACCTTCACCACCTTGCTCTGGTGGGGCTTCTCCACCACCCATCTCACCACCACCACCCATCATACCTCCACCACCCATACCACCCATCATACCACCCATACCACCCATCTGGTCAGGTGCTTTCGCTTCACCAGAAATCAGGAAATCAATGTCATCAACACTGACTCCAGAAGAACGAGATTTAACGTCAAAACCCATCTGGAACAACATATTAGCAACACTGGCTCTCTGTTGAGCAAATGAAATCTTAGTGGCTTCGGCCTTCTCTTCAGGTGAAGGCAGCTCAAAGACCCAATCAGTAACACCAAAAGCCTCAAGAATATTTGGGAAAACTTTTTGTTCCAACAAACGTTGGTCATGCTCAACAACACGAGACATAACTGCCAACTGTTGAGTATTAGAGCTAAGTCCACCATATGCTTCTGGAGAACCTTGCCATGCGGGAGTTACACCCCAAAGAGAAGCTATCCTCTCTCGTATCTCATTACGAACTGGAAGATAATCCATCTCTTGCAAAGTATGGAACAACCTAACCATCTCAACTCTACCCCTGTTATTTCGGGATGAGACAGCCACCATAGGGATATAGTTGGGGTCTTGTCGCATCCTTGCAGCAATATGTTCTCGCTCACGGCGCATTGATTCTGGGTCATCTGTAAATACCATTATCATCGATGCTGGCATATTACGTTCCCAGAAATAACGATACAGATTCTTATCCATACCAACCAAAGTCAATGCTTTGTCTAGTATAGTCATGATTGGACTCCAACCATACAATTCATCCGTATAGAATTTTCTACACGCAATGATTTCAGAGTCCAAGAGAAAAGTTACATTTTGACCTTCACTAGCAAGATTATTTGCTTGTGTACTATTTGCTTGACCACCATACCGATACATTTTATACATAGTAGGAACTAACGTTCTATCACAGTCATCACACTCCCCAGCCTCAGTATAAATTTGTTCCCTATGAATAAAACAAACCCAATGAGAATTTTTAGGAAGTCCATGAGTATCTAAATCATACTCAATCAGAGATGGATGAATTCTACGTATTTCAAGAGGCTTAGACCTAACATCAACTGGCCCATCCTCTATATATTCCTTGGATATATACAGCCATCCAATATCAATCGCATTTACATCAAACCAGAACTGACGTAAAATCTCTTCAAGAGATTGGTCAAAGATATTAGAGTCCGACATAAATTTCTCAAGGTCAGTTCTTTGACTAAAATCAGGCTCTTTAACTTCCCCCTGACAAGATGAACATACTTGTAAATAGTCTTGGAATTCTATCTGACAAGCCTCACACTTAGCAGCAAATTTGGGCTTCCACTGAACACCCCGCCTAAAAACCTCACCAATAATATGATTGATAGGCCCACGAATCTCTTCAACCGTCATCGCAATGGTAAACAAATCTTGAACTAGATTCATTCTGTACGCCATCTGCTGACGCACCCATTGATTTACAACATGGTCTAATCCAAGAGTAGGGACACGATATTTATCAGGGCTACCATCAGGGGAAGACTTCATCAAATCAACAATATTAGAAAGGTCACTTAATTTTTTCTGATATTGTAAAACACCCGGTAGTTCAGGAAGAAGGTCTGTTATTTTCATTTATATAATCCACATTATTGTTCGTCACCAGAATTTAATTCACTGTTTCCACCCAACAATAAAACCGCCTTTGTTAAATCTTCATTTAACGTTCCAAGACTCGACAATTTTAACAAAGTATCCAATTTTTTATTAGCAAGTTGAAACGATTCTGACCCTTCAATAGCTACTCCTACCACAACCTTAGTACCCGTAGTATTGCTGGTATATTCCTCTAATGTCATTTGAAGATTATCACGTTCTGCACAAACTGAATCATATGCATCTGCGGAAATAGAAAAATCACCTGATTCTTCTAGTTTTTGCATCATTCCCAATCTTTTAGACTCATTTATCAACTCAAGAAATTCGCCTTCAGTTACAATCTTAATAGCTGGATGGTCATCAGGAATATCATCCTCTAGATTCACACCCTCTAATTCTTTATGCCAAAGGTCTACAATTCTCCAAGTGCCTTTGTCATCTCTAGAACAAATATATTGTTTCTCAAATTGACGCAACGAACTTCCTAACATCTCTACTTACCTATCCTTAATTCTATAATTGAGTATTCTAACATACAGTTAAAAAACTAGCTACATTTAGACCACCCACAAGAATTACATGTAACGCAACCTTCCTGATAGACGGTAATACTCCCACATTCTGGACATACTCCACCAGACCCAAATTTACTATTACTAGAACTAGAAACACCATCATGGCTATCGATAAAATGAGTTTTCAATCCCAATGCAATCGCATCAGGAACAGAGTGTACTTGTGTACCTTCACTCCATACAGGACAACAGACAATACCATTTAATTGCTGATAAATTGTCTCAGGCATAATGTTATTCCTCAAACATAACGAAACAAGCCGTGAAATAGCTTCTAAATAAGCTGCATCACATTGGCCTGATTTTCCTATCTGAGAAAATACTTCAAAAGGATTTCCATTATTAGAATTCAATGTCATAAACAACTTTCCATGACCAGTAGTAATCCTAGAAGTCACTCCTTGCACCGATTCAGGTCGAACCAATACAGCACTATTAGCAGAAACCCCATTATCGCTAGTGGAAGAAACCAATACTTCTCGTTCTCGACTACCAGCACGATAAACAGTGATGCCCTTACAACCCAAATCACTAGCCATCATGTAGGCATCCCAAATATCTTGCTCTGTAGCACTATTTGGAAGATTAATAGTTTTGCTTACACCCGAATCTATATAGTTCTGCCACATCGCTTGAATACGAATATGCCATTGATAATCAATCTCCCCAGACGTAACAAACAAGCTTCGTTCCTGAGTGTCAGAAAGCAAGTCTTTAACATCATGCCCCTCAGAAATATATTTCTCTAGGCTATTACCATTAGTAGCAAATAAAGGAGCAACACGATTCTTCAAATCCTCATGGATATAATAAAGTTCGACTCCCTCAAGAGCAGCAGACATATTATGTTTTTTAAATGCCAAATCAAATAGTGGTTCGATTCCAGAAGAACAATTCGCAATCATGGAAATAGTTCCAGTAGGTGCAATCGACCTACGCCATGCATTACGCATATGTTCCCAAGACCCACCATTCTTAACATTCAATGGGCTTTCATCAAACGCAGGAAAATCACCTTTCTCTGCCCCTAAATCAGCAGATGCTTCATCGGACTCTTCAACTAAAATAGTTCCTAATCTCATAGCCCAATCAACAGATTCATCACTATCATAAGGAACACTTAACTTTATAAGCATATCCGCAAATCCCATAACACCTAACCCAATTTTTCGGGTCTTCTTATTCATCTCAGTAGTATCATGGGTTGGATGTATATTTACATCGATAACATTATCTAAAAAGCGGGTTGCTAATCTAATAACTTTTCGATAATGTTCAAAATCAAATTCACCCCCAACCACTAATTTAGAAAGGTCGATACTTCCCAAATTACAGGACTCAGATGATAAAAGAGGTTGCTCTCCACAAGGATTTGTAGCCTTGATAGTTCCTAATGCTGGAGTTGTGTTATCAGCATTCATACGGTCAAGCCAAACCATACCCGGTTCACCATTCAACCATGCTCCATGAATGATTTTAGAGAACACTTCTCTAGCCCGAATCAACTTCCCTTCGACCCTACCACACGTACCCCAATCCATAGATTGACCCATGCCAGTTTCAGAGGTCTTTACAGGATGTCGTTCTCGACACATAGGCCAAGTCAAATGCAAATATTCATCTTCCTTAACAGCAGCCATAAAATTTTTATCTACACCCACAGAAATGTTGAAATTATGGATTTTACCTTCAGTAGTTTTGCACCCAATGAATTCTTCAATATCAGGGGAATAGACTTCTAGCACTCCCATATGCGCTCCATCACGTTTTCCCCCCTGAGTTATCATTGTCCCAACCTCAGAGAGCATACGCAAAACAGCAACAGGGCCACAGGCTTTTCCATGAGTAGTAGTTATTGGAAATCCTTTAGGTCGAATATCAGAAAGGGAAAACCCTATTCCCCCACCATATTTTTCTATCATGGCAGCATCATAAGCTGTTTGCATGATGCTACTCATACTGTCCTCAAGATTCACAACATAACAGGCACTACCTGTACCAGCACCAGTTCCCATGTTCATTAACACTGGAGAATTTGGGAGAAAAATAAGGGGCATCAATAATTCATCATTATATAGATTCCCCCAATACTCAGAATCCCCTTCGGCCTTAGAGACAGCAAATGCTACTCGTGTAAATAATTCATCGGGAGTTTTCTCTTTCAAAGACCCATCAGCATTCTTTAAAAAGTACCGACTATCTAAAATATGCATTCCATTAGAAGTCACGGGGGATTCATAAGATAAAACCAAGTTCTCCATTACATAAACCTCAAAAATATAGTAGGGATAAGCAGATTAACCAAAGGGGAAATTCGTCATGTCTTCATCAGGTTTCCCTGAATTAGAAGTTCCTTTTAACGAAAGAGAACCAGCATAACAGGTTAAACATAGGGAATTCGCTGGTATCCAAGCATTTTTGCTTCCACAATCGGGACATGCTTCTTCATTAGTTTCACTATTATACCCTTCATCAAACTTGGGTTCAAGTGATTTTTCATTCCGTTTCGGAGTGAAATCATTCATGTCACCAATCAATGTTGTAGAAGAAGTTTCTTGTTCATAACAGGCAAGTAAAGCCATTGCTATCGAAAAGAAAGAGTCTCCATGCCCTAATGGTGTTTCAGGTGCTTTAAGGTCATTATTAACACATGTTATCTGTGAACGTTGTCTTTCATCAGCTATCAATTGAAGCCTACCCGAATTCACATATTCTTCAAAAACTTGGGCCATCTTACGTTTTTGTTTCAGAGTAAATGTCAGAGGATTCCAAATAGTTTTCAATCCTCTTTCTTCCAACTCCCCCCTAGAATTATCAACGTAGGCTCTATCCAAATCAAAATTTTCAGCAACCAAATTCAGGTGGGCAATCTGGTCAGTATAATCCCAACTATCCAAAAACGCTTGATGTATTTGAGTAATCACCTTATCTTTAAGCTTAAAAATAGCTAGGTGAGATGGGTGTCTTTTCTTCCCAACGTCAAATCCAGCAAATACAAAATCAGCTTCAATATCATGTTTAATATGCGGGTCTAACGATTCTAATTTATCATTTTCACATTTACCAACATCTTCGTCATTTAAATAACTTTCAGTACTCAAATAAGGAGTAAGCATCATTTCAGATGCAAAAGATTTGGGTCTAATATGTTTCTGATGTAACAATTCTGCTTCCGTGTACAATTCAGGCATCAATACTCTTCTACCGGGAATTGGGTCTAAAGCGGGAAGAACTCGTGAAATAAAACGTTCATCCCCCTGTAACTTAAAAAGCAAATCTCCCGGCAACATCGGAGTACCTAAAACAATTACGGGAACCCCACGATTAGGAATGTAGAGAGTTTCAGTATAGAACCACTCTTCAATTTTAGAGAGACTAGAAATATTCAACGGATTTTCTGGGTCACGCATAAGGTCATCACAAATCAATGCACCATTTAAATGCATACCCCGCTTAAATGAAAAAAGACCTCCATGCATGACTTCGGCACGAAAGCCATTAATAATATATCTGAAGGAATAATCAGCATTAGGAGAACGGTCAGTCATCCATTCCATTAACTGAGAGTTTCTGCGTATATGACGATTCATCTCAGAAATATGATAACGAGACATACCATCGCTATAAGAAAGATACAAAATAGAAGTATCTTGAGAGGAATTCAAAAGCCGCCAGACACAAAAAGCGTACCCCAAGATAGTCGATTTCAAATGACCCCTTGGAAGTACAGCCACATAACCTTTCCCTTCTGCCATCGCCCTATCTACATCGTCACAAATAACTCCTACATGCCATGCATCAAAGTAATTTTTATGTTCGTATCCTTGGCTCCAAATATCTCGTGTAAATTCCCAAAACGTACCAGTATTAATAGATTGTCTATCATCAAGAGTGTCTATCATCTCCTGTAAGCCATCTTCAAATGTAACTAATTTTTCAGTCTTCTTTTTATAGGTTCGTGGCATGACACTCTCAATTGATTTAGGTATCTTTATACTTCACTAATATCTTCCGAAAATCTCCAGCTAAATTCTTCAATGTGGTTTCATCATCAATATGATTAAGAATGATTGACATACATTCTTGCACGAATTCCAGATTGATTAAACCACCACGAACCTTACGCTCACCTTGGATTCCAATATCCATAGCTCTAGTAGCTTCCATTGCATCACCAAATTGCAATGTCTCTAAAGCAGAACGACCTTTATCAGAGAGATATTTGTAACTGTCCAGTTGTCTTTTCTGGTCAGCTACTATTTCATCCTCATCCATCTCAGCCAGTTTCTGAACAACAACAATTTGCTGTCTGGCTTTCAGGTCTTCCCAATCGTACTTACGCTTCCAAGCATATAAAGAATTGACACTTACATCTCGACCAAACTCATCACTGAGAATCTCAGCCATTTTAGGGAAAGAATTATCCCCTTCCAGATATAAGCCTAATGCTCTTTTACGCTCATCTTCAGTGGATGTTTGTGACCTCATTAACCATTACCTAATTCCGTAAGCAGTACTGGGGTCAACTGGCCCCGGTATTATTCCACCATATGGAGTACCGTCCGATTGCAAGAGCTTAGAGAAATCCATATGACCTTTATACTCTTTATCGGAACGAACAGTACAAATAACATTTTTATGCTTAACATGTTGCTCATTAATTTCTTTCATTCTAAGCCCAATATCAATCCTACCACACACCCCATGAAAGGAATCATCTTTAAAGGGTTTATGGTTTCTACCACGATTCACAAAATATTCAAATGGTAAGCTTACATTGAACAAACATTTATCATCGTTACAATAAACAACTTTTGCATATCTCTTTAAAACTTCTAAGCACTTCTCATCTGACTCACACTTACAAGACACTGTGCTATCTATACAGCACGTTCTAGACCCCACTTTTTTCTTAACCATC